AAAAAAGACCCACTCCGAAAAGTGGGCAAATGATAATATCCTAATCAATGGTTTCAAGGACACTTTTAGATTACTATGATTTTATTTATTTTTCAAGTCATGTGGTTTTTTTGTCGCTTGTTCTCTTATAATGGTTAGGTGCCGATTGAAGATTTGAGCGAGTTACTACAATCGATTAAAAAACAAAAATTCCCTGTCTAACTAAGGACACGACTTCTAGTGTTTTTATTTTTTTGTTCTTTGCTTACTACGCTGATTACTTTTCTTCACTGCTTTTGCAGCAACAACGCTTGATAACAAACCGTCACCCATTACTTTATCTGTAGCTTTTTTTGCAACTTTATATTTCACTGCCGATTTTAGAATACTCAATAGCACGCACCTCCTCTTATACATTCAAATAATATGATAGATTTAAGAATTTTATATGAAATTTGAGATAATTTAACCATAAGTTGTAAAATATTGTTATATGATTTGAGTTGATTTTTTTCTTGATTTTTATTCTATACTTTTTTAAGTTTCACGAGGTTTACAACCGATTGGATAATTTATCAGAAAAAACTTGATGTTGATCAATCGAATTGAAGCGTATTCATGATATATTGTATACTATTTTTGCTATTAATATTAGGCTTTGATTCGGAATAAAACGAGTTGCTACAATTAATTGAAGAACGTAAAAAAGACCTCAACCAAGAATGATTGGTTGAGGTTTTTACTATCTATAAAATATCAGTTATTACGATATCTTTTAAATGTTCTTTACCATTGATATCAACAAAAACTGCTTCAAGATGTAAAGTTCCATCCTCTCTTATATATCTTTTACTTACATCAGATAAATACTTAATATCTTCACAATACTTTTTTCCTACCATCCCAGGTTGAATAAATTCAAGTTTTGGATTTTCAACAAGTTGGCTAATTTCCTCAATATAATCATCTTTATCAGCACCTTGAGGTCTAATCCCCATAAACGAAATCGCAATTGGTTTTGCGCTATGATTATACGCATATACTTCAATACTACTAAATTGGCCATACATATTAATTCCTTCTGGAGATACTGTTTCTTTACGTAATTTTTTAACTACTATTGCAACTTTTACCTTTTTTTCATCAAAAACAATCCATAACGAAACCCATACAGCACCTATTGTCCCAACAGCACTTAACCATTCTGCAAGCAACCCTGACAGACTAAAATCAATACCAAATAGAATAAAAACTATGAAACTCCCCAAAATACCACATAAAAAAGATTGAAAATTATTATTTTTAAAAAGACTAACTATTTTATCCACAACATCACCTCCATATTATTATAAGCAATAATATGATTAAAGACGATCATTTTTATTTTTATATACCGACTTTTTATTACATAAAAAAAGACCCACTTCGAAAAGTGGGCAAATGATTAAATCCTTATCATTGGTTAGGTTTTGAATGGAAATATGGGCGAGTTGATACAATTAATTGTATAACGTAAAAATCAACACCAAGAACGATTTTTGAGTTTTTACAGTCTCAAATTTACATTTTATTTCTAATTTAATCCTTGAAAAATTAAATTATTAGTATATTCCCCAATTGAAATAATTTCTATATTAGGGGCCAAACAGCATAATTTTTTTTTAACAGAGTCCATAAAATCTTCATCATAAAATTCAGAATTCCCCATAACAACTTTGATGTTTTTTTTATAAAAGTAATCGTGATTTTCTAACATATCAATTTGAAATTTATTAATTTGATCAATTATATCAGTTTTCCTTTTATAATCGAAGCTCAATACCTTAACTAAAGTAGTGTTATACTCAAAATCAACTACTTCTCGTTCTGCCAAATCGTGTATCTTCGGTACTTTAACATGCTCTTTTAAATTCAAGTTTCTAAGTTCTTTACTCAATAATCGTTTAACTTCTGGTGTCGTAATCCTCTCTGACTTAGGTCTATCGTAATACAGATAAGTCCTTATTAAATCATTAATATCTTCTAATAAAGCAGCCCGAGAGGAAACGAGTTCTCTCACTTCTGAAAATTTAAATTCATTAACATAATATTTTGTTATATTAGAAATAAAATTATCAGAATGTATATTATCGAATCGTTCCTCATCATAATCTTCTAACTCCAAAGAAGGATAATCAAAGTAGTAAGAGAATGTCTCACTCATTAATTCCATATAATCTTTATCAAATTCGTCATCAAAAGATTTAAGCCTATTAATATTCTTAGTCCTATGAAATTTAGAATACTCTTCAGAAGGGCAGTGAATAACAATACCAAAAATTACGGATTCTTGTCGAATTATACTGGGAATATAATTACATATAGAATAATTTATTTTTATTGCGTCATTCATAATTATTACCCTCCTTTTCTTTTTGAGTACGCATTCTGTAACTGGATCGTAATACCTTCAATTTGTTTCATTTGTTCCCATATTAACTCAAATGAACTCTCTATTTCTTCTAGTTTTATTCCCCAATCATCGGGAATATCTTGAAATACAGATTGAACATCTGTTTTATTTAAATTTTTTATTTTATCTTTAGTATTATTATAGCAGTTGTAACCTGTAAGCTGTGAAGAAAATGCCCGATAATTTCTCCCAAGTAAATTATCTACCACCATAGGACTTTTTCCTTTTAACTGTCTAAGCTCGTTTGCAGACCAAATCTCTCCGTTAATAAATATGTGAGAATGATCAATTGCCAAAACTTTTTTCTCTTTTTTATCATAATACAAATTCCCATCATTTTTAGCTCTATCATTATTCAAAATTATTTGATCAAAAACTAAAATCTTAGAAATATCTGCTCCATTAATAGTGTTTCGTGCTAAAATAGGTGAAATTTTTGGAGTACCAGCTCTATATTCGCTTAGAAAGCAAGTACAAGCGAGGGCATTCGTTTCTAACAAATGCGGTGTTTTAGAAATGACGGCTTCAGATAATTCAGCAACCATACAATCAGGCATTGGAATTTCAAGCAATTTTCCAAGCCTGTAAGCGATCAACTCATTATATAAAATTTTAGCACTGCAAAAGTCATGTAAATATTTCATTACATAAACTTTTCCATCATCAGCCTGTACTCGAACAGGTTGTGTTACTCCATTTGGAATCCGCCCTAAATAATTCGTAACTTTTCGTATTGTACTCACCCGATTTCATCTTGTCAATATTATATTAAAAATTATAATATTGTTTAACATTATTAACAATACGGAACATATGTTTAAACTCAACATAGATTTTCTAGCTTGAATAAGTATTTAGATAATTTATATTTTCTATGTACCACCCCTCAATTGATATGCATTCCAAAAAAATTAGAATTAAATTCTAATTTAAAGTTATGTTCATCAGGTGAGAGGCTATGTTTTTTATCGCTTAGGAATCGTCAAAACATACTCAGGAAAACGAATATCCACTGTTTGTCCATTGATTGTATTTCCGTTCGGATCGTTTGTTCGTCGTAACATCGGAAAGACCCTTTTCCCTGCAAATTTACGGATATCTAGTGTGCCATCCAAACCAAATCGTAGGCCACTAGGTAATCCATATGCTGCATTCACATCATCTCTGATAATGCCCGCTGACCTACAACGACCAATTTCAACATCCGGATTGTCGGCATCCATCCAGAAGACATATCCTTGATTTAAATGAGCTGCACCATTGATTGGCACTAACCAAGCACCAATTCGAAAAATACCAAGAGATAGCTCATTAAACACTTCTAGCTTACCTACATAATTACCAACAGTTTTTGGTGGGCTCCCTAAGATAATTTGATCATGTGTCTGTGGTGTCGCTTGAATACTACCACTTCCGCTTGTGTTGTAGCCAAGCACATTCATCACCGCATGAATTGCTTGGTCCATGTTCTGGTCTAACCGGCGCATGTCATTCGCATTATCAATAAAGCACCACTCGATTAAAAGCACGTTTACACCACTATTCGTGTTTCTATGAACGAATAAGCTAGTTGTTGCTTTCGCTCCTCTGTCTACAATGCCTAACGCTTTGGAAATTGCAGCGGATACTTCTGCGGCTTTCTTGCGGGCTTCTTCATTTCCTGCCCAATACCAAACTTCTGCACCAGTTGCTTGTCCATTGAACGCATTTAAATGATTTGTGATTGCCCATCCATTACCGGCTGAATTCATTGCGTTCACTTGATTTTGTAAATTCTGATTCACTGTAGTTGCTGATTGATCACTAGTATTAGCTACAGATGCAATTGCTTGCATTTTTTGTGTAATCGTACGAACTACATCCGCTTCACGTCTACCATTTCCAACTGCTCCTGGGTCCATCCAGTTGTTCCCGCTTTGCCGTCCGCCATGACCGCCACCATTTGATCGAATTGTCATTATTTGCCACCTCTTCCTGTGTAGAACCAATCCAACATACTTTCATTTGGATTGTCTGTTTTTTCTCGGTCCTTTTGTTCGAAAACAAATTTTTCATCTTTATTAGTTTTAGTAAATTCTGCTGGAACAATAAATACTGGTTCAGCAGAATGGTTTAACGTATGCGCTGCATCCTCCACTACTGTCTCGTCATTTTGGATTTCTGGTTTAACTACTTCGTTATAGTCAGTAAGAAATTTTTCTTTATTCCGCATCCTCTTCTCCTCCTAAATTATGTTTTTTACTTTCTTGCTTTTCTGTAGAGTCTTTCAACTTGCTAAATCGATCTTTTACAAAATCCGGCACATAAACGCCTAATTGTCCCAAATTTTCAATGACAGAGATCCCATAAACCGCTATATAGGATAAAACAAATGCTGTGGCGACACCTTCAAAATTCATGATTTTTAAATAAGGATAAGTAATCAACACAAGAGCCACAACTAGCAAATGTTTCACTACCCCCATTAACCCCTTTGTACTATTCGCTTCTTTTCCAGCAATTCCTTTACAAATACCTGTAATAATATCTGCAATAACAATCCAGACAAAAATTTGAATATAGACATTGCTGACTAAATTTTTAAACTCTGACAACAAAACTAAATTATCAATAATCACCATGTTTCCACCCTTCTCTCTATTTGTTGAACACAAAAAGCGCACCCCTTTTGAGCGCGCCTAGTTAATCATATAAAATCAATTTTCCTCTACCTTACTATTTGTTGTTGGTGCTGGCGCAAAGACTAGTGCAAAGCCCCTGACTGCTAATTTTTTAACGGTTGTTGTTGGTGAATCAATAAACCGAACAATCGGTTTTCGAGCATCATCAAAATTATTCTCGACTGTAATGTGATATGAACCGAATCCGCTGTCTGTGTAGTCAGGTAAGCAAGAGCCACCAATCCAAATGTATCCACCGAAAATATTCGGAACATCTGGATATGTGAAACCTGGGTTATTGTCATTACCTAATCGGATTGTACTTCCTTTTGGCCAACCGTTTACATTGGAGAATTCTAATGTCTCCCAAGTTAGCCATACGCAACCGCCTAAATACACTGCGCCATGGTTATCATATTTGTCAGTTGTTATTGCCTCTGCATATTCAACCCCCACGTTGATTCCATTCGAAAGCAAGCCGCCATTAAATTTTTTCAATGCCGAAACTGTTTGAGGAGTTGTTAAATCCATCAAACTTGTCGATGCTTCAGTTTTTGTCAGAAATAATTTCTCTTGCTCTTTCTCGCTTGCATCAATATGATCTGCCATACGTCTCTCAATGTACTCCTCAGTGATATCCCAGCTATAGTCGTTTGGATTGTTGCTGTCTCTTAAGCTTTCGCCGAAATATTTGTAGAATGTGATTGGTGGTGTTGCCACTAAACCACGTTCGATTTTACACCATGTAATAGTTGCTGATCCGATGTTTTCACTAGATGTACCTTGATAAACTCTTAATCTTTGTTCTAAGCCAGTGTTATCCCATCTATAACTAGGTATAGTTAACTTCCAAGTATCAGGTAAACCATCTACGCTTGTCATATCACCTAAAAATTCGTTACTCATAACTGAACCTTGCGAGTTAAAAACTGCCATAAATAAGCGGAAGTTATTTGTACCAATCTTAGTGCCACGTAAAGTTATTGTGATGCTCTCACCCTGTTCCACACTCTCAAGTAATGGGTAGGTATTGACTAGATAGTTTGAGTTAGCTATTGGTGCCATTCCGTTTCGTGCTAAATTAGGATTAATAGCTACCTTACTCATTTCATATGGTGCTAGTAATAGGTTTGGTTGGTGAGGTGTAGCGGTTAATCCACGCTCTACTTTAATAGTCTTTTTAATTTGAACAACGCCTCTTGTAGAAGTAGGTGGCATATAGAATTGGATAGCTTGCATTTGACTGTTAACCATATCTGCATTTATAGGCGCTGTGGTAGTACTATATTTCGTCCATTCCGTTGTAACACTAGTGGACACACTGTTAAATATAGCACTAACGACCCCACTTGCTGTAGTATAAACAGGGCGTACCCTGATGTTTGTCATAGGTATATCTAGTGATCTCATCTCTACAGTATAGGTATAGCGTTCACCTAATAAGTGTCTAGGAGTTAGTGGGATATAAGCAATAGTATCTGCACCCTCTGCAAGTGTTCTTGTATCAATTTCTATATAATCACCCATATCTTTAAAATAGGTAGGTGGGGTTGTTTGTGAAGTTGCTGAACCTGAGACAGTTATTTGATTGGGGTTATAAAATAAGTTTGGGTTACCACTATAGTCATAATCGCCAAAGTCTATGCTGTTTGAGTACATCCGTTTGAGTCTGCCAAGATTCTCGACTTGCTGGCTCGTTTCATTCACTTTGTCGACAAGTTTTTCTACTTCTTCATTCATAGTAACTATTTGTTCATTGGCATGATCAACAACTTCTTTCACGTCTCCAAGTAGTTCTTCAATCACACCTGCCGATTCTGCTTTCACTTGTTCAAGTAACTGTTGGAAGTCCTTGAAATAGTATTCGCCGTTTAATTGAATATCCCAATCGATTACTGACTTTTCTATAGTAAATGTAAATGCTAAATTATCTGTATGGCTACCATCAGGGAAATCAATATAAATATTCGCATCTACTTTTCCTTCATACGAAAGTAACATGTTGGGGATTGGGTATTTTACAATTCCTTCTATATAACTTTCAGTTATGATTTGATGATCAAAAATAGGAAATTCCTTTTTCTCATCCCCAGAATAAATGAACATCAAAAGACGAACCGTTGCCCCAAATAAATCAGTTGGACGACCATCTTGATTTTTGATTTGAAATTGTAATAAACCAGCATTTTTATCATAAGACTTAAAAGTAAAGTGAGTGATTTCTGTTGCTCGACTGACTGGTTTTGTAGGTACAACAATTTCTCCTTTTTTTCTCGACATTTTATCCCTCCTAATACGTGTATTCTCGATCAGTGGCTCGCCCAAAACCAAGAATGCGAACTTTTCGGTGAGCTGTATCGATTTCTAACACAGCAAATGCATCTTCTGCTACCAAACCTAATTTGCTATCATCTCGAACAAATGCACAATCAAAAACCGTTGAATAATATCCACCCATTTCATTCGTGGAATAAAAATACTCTTCGTGTCGATGGCCAGCAAATAAACCAACTAAATGACTCTCTTTCCGATGTGTAAAATCGACTGAAAAATCAACTACAAAATCATTTAAATTGGAATGTAATAGCGTACTTTCTTTGTTTATGAAAGCTGTGAGTAACGCTTTGAGTAGCTCACCATTTTTTATTGGGTCCGTCGTGACCGTTTCTGGCATCAATGGAACATGACTAAAAATTGCCACATGATAGTCATCTGGCAAGGTTCCTAAAGCTTCTTCTGCAAGCCATTGCAGTTGCCTTTCTTGCAGAGCATAGCTCCATTGATCGACATATTTCAGTGTGCCATTTTGATTTCTAATTAAAGGGTTATCGATCATATCAATAAAAACCATTCTGATTTTTTTCTGATGAAAATCTTTGTAATGATACTGACCATTCCCATAAAATTTACCTTCTTGGTTTAAATGTTTTTTAAAGATTTCCAACTGCTCTGCACCAGTCATAATATCCTTTTCAAACACGTTATTTCCTTCATTATTCGAATCTAAAATAGCAGAACCTGAGTCATGATTTCCTCGGATAATAAACTTATTCGGGTTATTTCCTTGCGAATATCGTACACAGTAGCGTTCTAAGTTCCGGACATTGATTGATTTGTCTCTATGTTCGCTATCCACGTTGTCGCCTAAAGCGGCAATAGCATCTAAATCATTTTGGATATATAAAACATTATTCAGATTTTTCATTGATCGATAGGCTTGAGTTCGCCAAGTTCCTTCATCAAAGTGTGAGTCTGTAACGATACCTACATTGAATAATTTAGGATCAAGTTTCTCACGTAACTGTTCTAATGCTTCTACGAAGTAAAGCCGAGGCAACGTGTTCTCGGCTTCATCTGGGAAATTCGTCGGCCGTTGTCCAGGAACCTGAAATATTATGCCAACGAGGACCATTCATTCCTACTGCAAGAATAATATTTCCAGAAGCCTGCACTCTACCAAATGCTGGACCAAACATTGCGGGAATTTCGTGGGCTAATCCTGTATCACCTGTAGGTTTAAATCCTGTAGGAACAATCAATGGCGCAAAGTGTGCATTATTCGAAGCGTTCGCATCGTCTCTTGCTTGAATATTTCCATGCATGACCACGAGATCCCCCATACGTGTCAAATAAATATTGCCATCTCGAACGTTACTTAACTGCGTGATGTCAAAGTGTCGCGTCACCATGTTCGCATCATAAAACTCTTTTGTTGCTTGAGGGGTCATTAATTTAGTACTGTTTGCGCCTAATCTTGCTTCTTCATCGGTGGCTAAACGAGCACTTGTTTGTTGGGTAACTCTTTGAGGCGTCATGAACTTATTTGAAACTACCCCTTGCTCCGCATCTATTTTCGAAGCTGTGGCGAAATTGTCAAGTTGATTTGTCCTTCCGTCAATTTCAGATAGTTGATCAATTAGCTCACTAAAGTCTTTGTTTTCAACAATACCTGCAATAAGGTGTTTGTAGCGTTTATAGTAATCAACTAGTTCTTGTAAATCCCAAAAATAGTTTCCTTCCCATATGTTTTTTCGGATGCCTGGAAGGACCCGATAGGTAAAACGCATGGTACTGAATAAATCTGATTCGGGTTCATCACTATTCGCAAAGCTAAACCATGCGTTAAATTCACCTACCTTTTGCAAAAAGGTATCATTCAACTGATACGATACACGGCTACTATCATAAAAGACCGTGTCTACTTTATCTCGAACCTTATAAGTCCCGATTTCCGCATTAAAAAAGACCACTTCGTTTTCAAACTGTAACAACTGTCCGTCTTCGACAATTTCAGCTTCAAACGTATGACTATTTTTGTCATCTTGAATGATCCGAACTAATGGAATATTATTATTGGGTTCAGTCGTGCTTAACACCATTTTATGTTTTGGCATGGCTCTCCCTCCTAAAAATTAATATAATTACGTGGATTATGGAAACGAGCATTGGATGAGGGATAAAATTCATCCATGAATTGAAAGTGAAGATGTTCCCCAGTAGATGGTCCAGTTGTTCCCATTAATCCTAATTGTTGCCCTTGTGAGACTTTTTGCCCTGCAGAAACGTCTACTCGACTTAAATGAGCGTACCCCGTGTAAATACCGTCTGAGTGTCTGAGGACTACATAATTACCATACCAACTAAAATATTCGGCCCCAGCAACAATGACCTCTCCCTCACTCGAAGCAAAGATAGGTGTATTCGGATTGTTATTCACCAAGTCAATGCCATTATGGAATTCTTGAGCACCGGTGATAGGGCTTGTACGCCAACCAAATTCACTAGTCACTCGAACTGGCGCGCTAATTGGCGTAATATATCCAGCTGATTGTGGGATAGATAAATCTTTAAATCGGTTGTACCAATTAGTTGACCATCCGACTCTTTCAGGGTGATCATTTAATGGTCGCTCAAAATTCTTTTCGAACGCTCTTGTTGCGGTCGCGATATCTGTAAGGTTCATAAACTGTGTCCATGTATAAGGATAAGCGTTGGTCGCAATCCATTGACCATTGGGAGCATGCCACATTAACAATTGAAACTGTGCAGTGATTGTATCAGGATTTTCAGTGATTCCTGCTTGAGTCATTAAATTGATCATATATACACGACCACTACTCGCCCCTGTACTATCTGTCCACTGCCATACGCCATAACCGAATCCTGGTTTACCATTTCCTTCATCGGCAGTGGGATTTGCATCAGATTCTCCTTGAGCGTTTCCTAAAAGAGCTGCAGCGGCTTGTTGTGTGAATCCTGCACCGATTGCCATTGCCCAAATTTGCCAATAGCGTTTATCACGATCCGAAGTAATTTCTGGTGGGTACTGACCATTCCAACTACCGCCATTCCCGCCACCACTACCACCTCCGCCATTACTGTCTATCTTTACACCGTTCACATATAATTCTTTTACATCTAATCTACCAGTCACTTGAACTTGATCGATTATCATATCTAGCCTTCTCTGAATCATAAATAGTTGATTCATTCCAACGATGATTCCAGTTCCGTTCCTCGCAGATAATCCAATAAATCGGTTATTTCCTTCTGTTCTCAAAAATATTGAATTTCCTTCAATTTTTTGTCCCTCCGGAAGAATAAGTTCTGGAAAAGGATTGCCGATAGTGGTCATGCCACCAACTTTCGAACCTTCAAAAAAATATTCCATCCCATTTTTTGTCAACTCCATAATTTTTGCGCCATTGTTGATGGCTTGGATAATGCCATTAGCCATTTTCAATTGATCGCCAGCGCCATTGAACGAAGTTTCAAAGATATCTGCCCTAATCTTTCCGGCTTGAATAAAATTGGCATTAAACACACCCGCAATCGTCCATGCAGTTTTGAATTCATCGGTCCAGAAATCACCTTCGATAAAACCAATTCCATCTGAGTTCATAACTAAAAAATGGTCAGATGTATCAATACTTTTACCATTCATAAAAACCATCTGATAGGGCTCTCTGCCGTCAGAAATACCAGTTTCTTGACCATTCATCAAAAGGATCGAACCACCATTTTTCCCTGCGCCACGCATGATGTCATCTTGAAATTTACCAATTTCGGTTGATTCGTAGAAAGTCATCTTATTTGATTCCAGATTAGAAATACTGTTCGAAATCTGCGCTGCTTGTCTGCGTGAATCTTTGGTTATATTGTCACCCAATTCAATTGAAGTCTGGCCAGTTAAACGGTTAATTCTCACTTTGAAGATTCTAGTACGATAGTGATAATTACGATCATGTCTATGAATTGTCACTGTATTTCCAATGACATCACTTCCTGTCACCTCAGCTTTAAACTGTGCCAAAGGTCTGGAAGCATCCACCAATGTCTCATAAGTTTTTTGTAATAGCTCTGTTGGATCTTCAATATCATCGAAAATCACAACTGTTTCTCGTTTCCTCATTGTTCCATTAGGTTGCGGTATACCAAATTTTGCTGTTGCTTCCGGATCTTCAATCCAATTTTCTCCTAACGGTTTGTCTAAAGGATCTCCGTTTGATTTTCTCCATTCAATGTCCGCAAATTCGATTCTTCGACCATAACCATCGCCAACTTCTTCACCACGTCCTCTGCCAATAATAGAAGTCGCAATTGCGCTTCTGTCAACTTCTTTTACAACAGAGAGTGCTTTACTTCCATAAGTAAACCGCATATTCGAATGCTTCCCTATTTGCTTATACACTTCAATCCATTTATCTTTAATTCCGTGTGAACTTAGAGAACAACGAAAAGAAAACTCCATACCGAATGTTTGTAATTCTTTCAAAGCCTCTCGCACAGAAACGTAGTAAAAATTGGTTGTGATTGCTGGTAATGTGGGGGCTACATATTCAACACGCCAATTATTATCAGTAAATTCGATTAACCGATTTAGCAACAAGGACACTGGCTGTCCACTTGGCCTAATATCTCTGATAATATAGCCATCTAGCTCATCAGGCGCAAATCCAATCCCCGTGAATTCCAACATTTCCTTCGGATCATTTGTTTTAATTATTCGATACAACGAAAATGACGATTCGCTTTCACGAACCGCCATAAAACGAGCATCTTCAATTTCTTTATCGTAAGCCACTGTTACATATAGAACGTCTTTCATTAACTCACTTTGATCCTTCGTTATTTCCTTTTCTTGAGTAACTTCAATTAGTTTATTTTTGTTTTTTCTTTTAATCATTTTTTGTAGATGATCAAAAAAATAGACTGTTTCGCTCAAATTGTCGCCCCCCTGTAAAAAACTTTAAGTTTTCCGTTGTTGCAGACAACTTTTTGACCTTGTCGCAAAACAAAATTCTCAAAATCAGATTCTAAATCAATGACAGATGTCCAGTCTTCATCGTTAACCATTAGTTTTTCATCCGCAAAATCAAATACTAATTGATCTCCTGGTTTTATCGCTGCATTAGTCACACTAATTGTTTGTTCCCCATTTGTAATTCTTATAGCATTACTCTTTTCTAAAGTAACCTTTATCTTGGTTGGCGTTATTGGAAATCGCATCGTATTTCCAATATAACCATCCGTTACAACTTCTCGTGTGTACTTTAACGGATCTGCGCAATAGATGGTAAAAGTAGATATAATGGAATTAGAATCACCTGCAACTTTATCTGCCGTTGCGTAACGACCATAATAGTAATAATCACTTTCATCTCGAAATCTGATCTCCACATCCTCTGTTCGATACAAAAAATTCAATAAATCTTTGAATTTGAATTGAAGCTTTTCTGGATTGTTATCTTCTAACTTATACGTAACAGAGATTGTCCTAGACGGTAATGATTGATTCGTTATAAATGAGCCGATTTGGATCCCTTGTTGCTCAATTTCCAGAGACAACATCTCTCTCCCTTCAACCTTCAGTGTTTGATACCCTTCCACAAGATCTTCTAAGTACATTCCGTCATACATCATTGCAGAGGTAGGAAGGAAGCGATTAGGATTTTTTCGGTTAATCGTTGTATCATTAAATCGATACATCTTATTCTCCCATTTCTCCATATTTTCCTCCTAAAATTCTAAATTAATTTCTGCACCTTCGCCCATCGCTTGCGCGATATCATCGACAAAATGACGGAATGATTGTTTCCCTACATTAACATTAAATATCGCCGGTTTAGTTGAACCACCCATATTCACATTATGTTCGACCTGAGTAGAAATACTGCTATTGGCTTTTTGCAAGTTGGAAGCTAAGTCAATCTCCGGTGAATTATCAAAAGTGTCCGTAATGATACTAGCCATACTTTCAACGGTACTTTGAACTTCATCAAATCCCGATGTGAGACCTTTGTTTAAGCCCTCCATAATCGCATTACCCGCCGGAATCAAAAGTTTTCTATCATACTGTATCGGTCCTTTGTTTTCTCGAATCCAATCACCAATTCCGCCAACAAAATCTTGAACTGCTTTCCAAGCATTCTGTAGCCCTTCTAGAAAGCTATCCATGATTGCTTTTCCAGCTTCCCACAGATTAATTTCTTTAAGCGTGTCGAACAATCCAGTAACTTTTCCAACGGTATCGTTAACAGCATTTACAAGTCTATCCCAGATTTCTTGAACACCATTGACCATACGATTAAATATGTTAATGGTCCCTTGTTTTAGATTTTCCCAACCTTGGACAACGCCATCCTTTGTCTGCGTCACTAAGTTACTTATCCACTCTTTAAAAGCATTCCAAATATTTTTTGATCCTTCGACTGTATTATTGAATAAATCAATCGTACCTTGTTTTAATCCTGTCCAACTATCAATAATCGTTCGGACGATGGTATCAATCGTTTCAAAGAACCATGTCTTTAGATTTGTCCAGATCTCAATTGCACTATTTTTAGTGTCTTCCCATGTTTGAACAATCGATTGCTTCAGCCCTGTCCACATTTGTACGGCATTGTCTTTTATGGTTATCCATAAATTAGCGAAGAATGACTTCACTTGATTCCAGATAATATTTGCTTGATTAGAAACCTCAATCCAGATGTTAATCACCGATTGTTTGAATCCATCCCACAATAGTAATGCACTATTTATGATGGTCCCGATATATACGGTGAATATATTTTTTATCGACAACCAAATATTTTGTACCGATTCGACCAGTGTTCCCCATATCATGTCTAAGTCATCTTTCATTTGCTGAAAGTCACCAGTAATTAAATTGATAATGAACAGCAATGGTGCAGCAATCAATGCTTTGATAATTTCAAAAGCATTTAAGATGATATTTTTCACTTCGGCAAAAATTGACTTTACTGCATCGATGATATTAGAAAATACCTTAGAAAAATTTGAGACAAAAGGTCCTATATATTTCAATATAAAATCAAGTGAGCTTTTAATTTGATCAGCTATTGCTTTCCAAATACTTGATGCTGTATTTTTTAAGTTATCCCATTGTTTATTGATGCTGGAAACCATCCCATCAACTATGTTTAAGGTGCTTTGTTTTATGTTTTCCCATGCTTCAGACGCCGATTGAGTAATATCTGACCATAAATTGGTGAAAAAGGAAGTTAGCTCACTCCATTTTTCTCGGACAAAACTCGCAGCGTTTTCCGGTGCTTTTTGTATAGTTGTCCATGCTTTATCTGAAATATCCTTAATCCCATTCCATAGATCACTAAACCATTCAGTCGTCCCGCTCCAAGCTTGTTTGAACCATTCTGAAATGCCATTCCAAATATTTTGGATTGCTTTTACAGAAAAACTAACTATTTCCTTTATACTTTCCCATAAACCAATCCAAAAATTACGGAAATCGTCACTCGTATTCCACAGATAAATAAACGCTCCTACTAATGCAATTACAGCTGATATAGTTATTGCAATCCAGTTAGCTTTCATTACTGTATTAAGAATTTTTTGTGCTATGGTAGCTCCTTCAGTCGCCTTCGTCCACTTTTTGTATGCATCCGCAACCGTATTAATTTTGTTTTGAATTGACACGACAGTTGAGAATATAGTGAAGTATCCAATTAGTGCCAAAATAGTTGGTATAAAAGGATCTAGCGTGTTCCATAGATTGGTTAAAACATCAATCGCTGGTGGTATGCTATCTGTAATTGCTTTGAAAGCTACATTTACTGCATCTTTTATTTTGTCGAAGTTCTCCGCAATCGATCCTAGACCGGCATTTTGTAATCCGTCATCAATTGCCCTTATAACATTCGCTAAACCTTTTACAACCGCTGTCTTGATATTGTCAAAGGATGTCTGAATTCCAGCTGAGTTTTTCTTAGCCAATTCAGCAAAACCGTCAACACCTTCATTCAATTCAATCAATTGATCATTAAACTCATCAAAGGTGATTTCGCCTGCTTTCAAAGCATCATATAACTCATTAACAGAGGTTACACCTCTATCTTCAAAAGATTTGGCTACCTTGTCCATAGCTACTGGCATAGTATCCTGAACCGAACGCCATGACTGCATATCCACTTCTCCTCGCGCAAGCATCTGTCGATATTGTTCAATCCCACGAACTGCATCAGCAGATGAAGAACCACTCGCTAGCATCGCATTATTCAATGCAATCGCAGTATCTGTCCCTTTATCTAAACTTCCGGTTGAAATTGCTAATTGTTGAGTACTTGATACAATTTCATCTAATGAGGTAGGCAGACCGTCAATCCCATCAGTAAGCTTGTTCATAGATTTGTCAACTTCATCGGTAGAATAGCCTAATGCTCTCATAACGACCGGGTACTGATTTAAGGTATCAAATCGCTTAATGGCTCCATCTGTAGAATTTTTAACCATTCCTATTGCCGAATCGACCAACTTAAAAACCCCGACACCTTTTGCGATGTCGAGGATGGAAGTATTCGTTTTCTTAGTATTGTCGTTAAGACCACTCATTGAATCTTGCATTTGTTTCATAGATTTAGTAAATCCATCATCGATTGCAGAAATGATTGCCTCAACGCTGTATGATTCCATAGCTTTTCCTCCTTTCCTCAGGAGTTAGCTTTTTTCATTAAGTTCAAAAGCTTTGTTTGTTTAGGTGATTGCTTTACTTCTTGGACTTCTATTCCGAGAATCTCTTTTTCGAGTTTTTCTTTGTCAAAAAAGTCTTCAAATTTCGTAAATACTGGAACTACTTTAGGTTTTTTCTCGCTACCTATATTTTTTTCTGCTTTTACTTTACGATTAACCCATGCTTGATAATGTAGTTCTTCTTGCACGTCAAGTTTTTTTAGTTGATAAGCTGTCATACGAACGCCGTACTCATAAGGAGTCATCAGCTCAATCTGCCGAATATCAGACATTCCTAAAAAACGAAATGAGTTAATAAGAATAGTTTCGTACATTTCAGCAGATGTTATTGTTTCGGTTTGTTTCCGTCCATCTGACGCATTGCCAACTTTCCCGCATTGCTTTCTCTTAATTCTTTAATCACTTCATCAAACAAGGCCTCGATGTCTTCGTGATCGTCAATGAAATCATCTAATTCAGATTGTTTTACTTTTGGGCTTTCAGTTTGGTTTGCCATATAAAGAACGTCTGATAAAGTGGCCACGTTTGTCGCTTGCAACTCAGGCAAAACTCTAGCAACCAATCCTAATCCAAATTGAATCCCTTCACGTTCGAAAGGCTTTCTTTTATCGATTTCACGAACAAATTTCACACCGAATTTAAATGAATACTCTTTACCGTTAATTGTTAATTCCATTAATTCAACCTCCTATAAATAAAAGCACTCAATCAAGAGTGCTTAACCTTCTGGTGTTTGTTTTGTTGTATCTGTAAAGGCGTATTGAACAACTTCTGCTTGATCGTCTGTCAGAGTGGCATAACCTTTTTGCTGACGTCCGAACACTCCGAATTCAAGTGAAAGCTCAACTGCATCTTCTGCCCCAGCAGATTGGCCAAAACTGGTTAAGTATGCTTGTGCGTACTTTGCTTTGTACTTTTTAGCATTCTCGCCAGTCCCTTTCTCGGCTTTGTCAATTTCCCATACTTCGATGATTTCGCCGTTGTCAAATGCATCATCCATTTCGTCGATATGGTCATCGCCCTTAGTCGCAATTGACGTACCAGATAGAGTGTACTCGATTGCGCCTAAGTTAATAGAGACACCATCTTTTGTTGCCGTTGTATCAGCGCTTCGTGTTTTGCTGTTTTCGTGATCCGTTTGGAAAGCCATCTTCCAAGCTGCTTCTTGTTCTGCTTTACTTTTAACTCGGTAAAGCAAAATTAAATCAATACCCTGTTTAACCTCTGGCATTTAAATTCCTCCTATACATCTAAAATTAAGTTCAATAATCGCTCGTTTGAGCGGTGTGTTTGTGCTTGTATCGGTTACTGTCTGTATGTCGCTTGCATTGGTGTCTAACGCCCAAGAATAAACGCCAGATGTATTTACTTGCATCGCTTGTTCAAACAAAGCAGAAGCCATCTCAGACACCTGTTTTCGCTTTGTGTGCAACCCCCATACAGAAATGACAATCACGACATTTCCCAAGACATGAGATTTGGTAGTAGAATGAAGCGTTTGAGTATCTTCGAATTCAACAAAAGGATAGCTTGCAGAGCTTGCTGGCTTGTAATCATAGGTCGGGTAACCCAACGCAAGCGAGCGTTTGAACATTTCATCAAAGATCGATTGTTCCCTTGTCTTCATCTACTCCACCAACTTATCCATATCTGATTTAAACTTCGCCTTCTGTTTATTGAAAGCTGGTCGCATGAATGGTTGAGCCGACTGAAACCTTGTGCCGTATTCCAAATAAGGTGCATAATCAGCGGTTGGCTTCACCTTCCCTGTTAAACCACCATCACTCAAATCCATGTTGATTGATCGTCTCAAATTACCGGTATCAACTGGCGCTTTACGCTGTGCTCCTAGTGTCAATTCCGTTGTATTCTGCTTAACAACCTGCTTTACATCTTTTAAATTCGTATTAGCCTTTAATTTTTTAGTTAGCTCGCTAACACCTTTAAGTGATACATTCTTCCTAACCACCAAAAGCCACCTCCTGAACAATAAAAGTATTTTTCAATCGAAGGTTGCGCTCAGTGATAATCTCGAATTTCTCCGTTTTTCTTCTTAGCTTGTTGAAGATTAAAACGTAATCCCATTCTTTTGTATAAGGTCTCAGCAAGCGAATGACTTTAGCACCTTGCGTAATATCTCCGAACAAAACTTTCGAGCGGTCAGTTCCCAAATCGGTAACATTGGCAAGTTTGACCGTTTCTTCTAAAGTCAGCTCTACATGCTCCCCTAATTCAGGATCATAATAAACATCTTTTTCGATAACGAATGTTACTTCTGTGTCATATCTCATATGAATTTCGCCACACTTCTATAAGGAGGGTTATTCCCATTTTGCTTCTTTAGATATGCAAAAATATCATCTTCAAACTCATCTAAAAGTTTTCCATAGGAGATTGACTCACCCTCTTGCCCATACGAGCTCATCCCTTCGTTACCTTTGCGATTAAATCGCTTGATCGTACATTCAACTACGACATAGTTTAAAGCCACAGGAACGCTCTCTAAGAAGCCTAAACGTACACATAGTTGGCTTGAAATTCGTTTGATAAAATCAGTTAACTGCTTATCTAGCTCTTCATCATCAACTTCGAGCGACCGTTTCACTTCTTCTAAGGTTTCGTTCATGACTGCCTCCTTTCAAAAAATAAAAAGGCTAGTCCAGTGACTAACCTTGAGTGCCTTCACTTTCTGCGTCTTCTAACAACTTTTCAAAATCCGCCTTTACTTTGGCATCTTTATAATCAACACCTAACTTATCCAATTCATCTTTGATTGCTTCGACAGTCATTTTCTTTTCTTCTTTCTCAATGAAGCCACCACCGTGTTTTTCTAGATTAGTTTCAATCTCAGAGACTCGTTCCTCTGAAAACTCGATCAAGTCCCCTTTTTTATAGATGTCCTTAGTATGAACATCTTTAAATTCTTTCAAAATTTTATACTTAGCCATTTATTTCACCTTACCCTTCTGGAATTGTTTCAAGAATGTACACAGCATTTGCTTGCTCAAAAGAAGGAAGTGAGATCATAGAAACTTTTGTCTCAACATTGACTGGATCAGGTTTCTTCATAGTTGTGATTGCAACGCCTGTATCCACAATTGAAACATCTGCAATATTAGAATTAGACATCAAGTCAGATTCTTCTGGAGTAGTACCAAACCATGTTTTGCCCAATGTTTGAGCTGGCAATAAAACAAACGTATTATCTGGGATAAATTTATTCGTACCATTTGAATCAGTGTAAACTTTATCGTAAATTACGATTTCTAAGTTAAGCTCTTCTGAAATGTAATCCAGCAAAGCTTGTTTCGATAATTTAGCCGCTTGAGCATTAGCGTTGTTACCTAAAATAGTCGCTTTAATCGCTGCATTTTGACGTAAATAGCGGAAAGTCTTGCTATTCATAATGGCACGAGCTGGATTCGCACCTTCTTCTTTCAATTTAAAAATAGCTTTTTCAATATCTTCTACTGGGTCAGCATTTTCAACATCGCTCCACGCAACCGCAGCATTTCCTTTGTGATTTTCAGGTAAATCATATTTGATTACATGATCTTGTCCATTTTCTTTGATTGTGATTGTACCTGTAGTTAATAGTTGCATACGCATGATCTCACGACGTACTGCAGCACCACGCAACAAGTCTGCTACATCATCGAATACCCGATTCAAAATGACATCACGATATGCAGAGTTGTTTGTTTGATTAATCATATTCAATTCTTGACGCAACTCTTCGTCAATATAGTAAGACTCTTTGAAGAAAATCATTTTTTGGATCAATTCTTCAAATCCTTCACGCCCACGAGGGATAACATCAGCATCTAATCCAGAAGGACGCAACGCTACCGGAGAACCAGTTTTACCTTTCAACCAAGACAACTTCATGCCTAGTTGTTTATCAGCAGGGAACAACTCTTCGCCAAGATAGGGCTGTTGCTCATTCGCTCGTTCTGCCCAATAAGTGGCAATGTTTGGTGCTTGCACTAGGTCAAAGATATTAAGCGTTGCAAAGTACTGTAAATTCATTTTCATTAATGTCTCTTTGTGGATTTTCACTTTCATTCTTCGTTTCCCCCTTATTTATTGCGTTTAACAAAGTAAATTTTGCCGTCTAACGCTTCTTTCGCTTCATCTACAATTGTTAAAGTATCTTCTAAACGGAATTCATTGACAGTACCGAAGTATAGTAATGTACCATTTGCAGTCGTAGCACCTGCATCGAATACAACGTCATGCATTAATACACCTTTTGTGCCTTCAGCTACTTCTGCGGTGTTCGTTACAGTCACAACTGCTTGCTCGTTGGTTAAAGGATCACCACCACCGACTGGCGTACCAGCTGGGATATATTTCTTACCCTGTCCGTTTGTTGCTGTGACCCCTGTTGCTCCAACTACTACTGATAAACTCTTATAATTACTTACATCAGCTAAAATTTGATTTTTTGAACCAAAAACTCGTTTTTCCATTTGTTAGTTCCTCCTAATTTTTAAAATAAGTTTGCTTTGGCGTTTCCACTGTCGCTTTTTTCGCCAATTGCTTGCCGTATTCACCTTGTACCGATCCGCCGGTTCCACCATCTAAAGGTACTCGACCACCTAGTTTGCGCTCGTATTCCGCTTTGATGGCTTCACGTTCCGCTTCAACAGAAGCTAAATACGTCTTCACGTTGCTTGACGTAGTTTCAGCATCTTCTGAGACAATCAGTCGAAGCATCTCCTTTGTAGGCTTAGCACCTTTTTCAGACAGCATTTCACTTGCTTGTTCCGACATCTTGGATAGCACTTCTTTACGTTCGTACTCAGCCAACTTTGCTTCAAGTTGTTGCTTCTCGTAATCCGCTTTTTCCTTGTCGTCCATTTCGGCAAGTTTTGCAGCTTCGTCTTTTTCCTGTTGTTGCTTTGCTTCCCATTTAGCGAATTTCGCTGCAATGATTTTGTCAACTTCAGCATCAGTGTATTTTTTGTCAGCTTCTATTGGGTCTGAACCGCCTTTTTCTTCGCCATCCACAGTTGTATCTGATGTATTATCCGGAGTTACATCAGTTGTGTCGTCTTCTGCAAAGAATTGTAAGTTCATTGGTAAAAAGTATTTACTCTTCATGTTTGCTTCTCCTTCCATATCTTTTAACGTGGATAAATGCTTGCACTTCCATAGCTTTTAACGTCTTCAATGCTTAGACAAAAATAAAAAGCCTTTAGTTAATAAGCTAAGGCTTTATTCGATCTAAATTTATATGCTTAAAATTAGGCGGTTATCTCTGGTGTACATGGGCGAGAATGCTAGGATTCGAACCTAGGTGCCGCCTGTCACCTACCAAAGCCCCCGATAATAAAGAAGCCTTTCCCCAATAGACTAAGGCTTCGCTTTAAATATTTTCACATACTTATTCTGATTCAATTTTATTTCTTAATTCATCCATATGCTTTTTGATTTCCTTGGTTAATCGTTCTTTCTTCTTCGTAAGAAATGGGGTGTTCTTTTGTTTATTCAACAAAGCTTTGATTTTAGGATTTGTATAAAAGAAAGTTGACCGATACCCACATGATTGACATTCAGCGTAATGATGCTCTACATTGTCTGGTAATCTGTCACTTTTTTGTACTAGCGGTGTGTAATTGCCACACTTATTGCATACAAACAGTTGTTCAGACATTTTATAACCCTCTTTCTTTCAACATCTTCTCAAAAGCAATACGATCAACGTAAGGTGCTGTACTGCATCTACAAAATGGATGCATATTCGGTGCATTTGTTCCTGGTTCCATTTTATCAACATCAAACACTTTCCCATTCAATGGCAAACATAAACGGCATGCGGAAGGCTCAGAAATGAATGTGTACTTCGTAATATCAGCATCCCGATAGCTTCGCTCTTGGATACCAATCTGAACCCTAGTCGTTTCTGTGACCATCAAACGCTCAGTATTGAAACGAGTATTCTCTCTGCCTTTTTCAGTAAGGAATCTCTTTAGTTCAGGTGCCAACTGTTTAGGATTACGTCCTAAAGTCACACTACGTACCAACAACTTATCCAAATCAGCTTTCAGCTCTGCTTGGTACATCCAAAGCCGTTCGCTAAACGTTGCGAAGCCATCCGCTCGAAACGAACTATTGATTACTTGCTCTACTAGCTTGGCATAACCGCTTTTAGCGATCGTCATTTCTAAGATTCCTGCTTGACGTTGCAACTCTTTCAAACCAGCGCTAGTAAGCTCTCCTGAGAAATACTTATCCATATCGTTGAACATAGCAATCAGTTCAAGTCCGATATTCGCTTTTAGCAATTCCAATCGATTAACACGCATCGTAAGATTGTATAGCTTTAATTCCTTATTTGCTGTCGGAGAGAAGTCTTTTTCTTTAACATACTTCTTAGCCTTGCGAGCAAATGCTTTTACATCCATTTCGTTAGCACGCTTCATTGCTTCGCTACGAGTGATTTTCTGCCCGTTGGAAAAACTGTCCCACTGCGCGTCTATCTCTTTCTGTATCGCATCCTGTGCGTATTGCAGATGCTTCTTAATCTCGTTCATGCGTTTCTTATCATCTTTAATCTGCTGTTCTTGCCAAGCTTTTTCACGCTTGACGAAGTAATCTTGTGATTTCACTTAATCACTCACTCCTTACCAAGCAAATCTAACCAGCTTTAATCCCGCTTTTTCTGAATGTACATCGGAATAGTCTTCAACAGTAAAACCACCCTCTTGAAATTCTTTTCGAATTTTATCATTGATTTGATCTGCTCTATAATACATCTCAGTTTTTCCCATTTTCATCGTTGCAGCGATTGCCTCTTTAAGCTTTTCAATATCTTTTTTTTGATACTCATTTATCAGCTGTTCTTTGAGATTCATCTTCTTCAACCTCCGTATCAGTTTCTTTATCACTATCAAATACACCAGAACCAGCTTGTTCCTTCAATCGTTTCAGTTCTTCTTCAAACGGAACACCAGTCAAGCGCTCAGCCATTTCGCACAACGTTTGATCTGATACGATGCCAACCATCCCTGCAATAACTTTCATGATTTCTTCATCTGATTGCGGGACATTTGGTGTAAATTGAATTTGGATTTCGTTTACTTTATTGTATAGTTGCTCTTGTTCCTGTTCATCGGAAACAAAAAAGGCTTTGACTGTATCAATCAAGCCTTGAGGTTTATTCAATTCATCTTTGATGCTCCAAGAGTGAGTGAGCAATCGTAGACGGCGCATAATAGCTTTCTTGACCATACGCTCTTTATTCTTGCGATCGTTGTCTGATCCCCAACCCTTGAAACGGAATCCGATGCCTGACTGGTTGGACCCTATGTTCTCGTCTGTAAAATCAATAAGAGATGTGAATCGTAAGATATCCGCAACTGTTCGACTGTCATTAGCTTCCATTCCTGCAACGTCATACTCTTTCTTTAGATAATACGCATCAGGTTCAGCGCCTGCTACATTACCGTCATATATCTTCTTATCGCCTAAAACAAGCATTCTCGCTCGCATCATAGCTTGGAGTACATCTAACTTGCTGTTCTCACCTTGTTCATCATCTGCAGTATCAGGGTTTCCTTTAATCACCAAGTAAGCTTCTGATGAATCTTGTTGGAAGTTGGCCATCTCAGAGCGAGAAAGATCATAGGCATCTATGGAATCAAGTACACGCTCAAAATCGCTCAAACGTTCTTCGTTGTTTATCCATTCATTAATCTGAACCGAGTCGAAATAACTCTCTATAATGCCACCATCTTCAATTTTGGCATGCTCTAAATCATCATTTTCTGCGATTAGATAATAATTGAATCCGCTGTTTGCATATAGTTCAACTCGTGTCCACGACTTATCTAGGTACTTTTCTTTATAGTAATGAACCCCACATAATGAGTTGCGATCTTTGGTGTTGTCATAGATGACGAATGTTTGTTCCGCGTCAAACTTTGCTAGTGTTTCCTTGCCATATTCATCACGACCAATCCACTCATAAGCTCTACCTAATCCAATCATATCTCGACCCACCAATTGATTGTGGTAGTCTTCATTCGATTGACTAGCAAATGTGTTGATTTTTTCTGCAATCGCCTTATCCCCACTATATTTCAATGGGTTTCCTAGCAATACACCTAACTTAAATGAGACGATAAAATCTGCAAAACCACTCGCTATACGATTGTCCGATCTGCCTTCTGGTTTGTTCGGACGATAATTGATGTTGTTGTCTCCTAACATATAGCGTTTCAGTTCCTGCAACCTTGGCACTTGCTTGGCTCGATGGTGTTTGATGAACTCAACAATCATCTTCCAAACGTCTTCATGTTCAAAGTCGATTACCTGTTCAACTTCGCCATTACGCTGATTTAGCATCTCTCTTTTCGGTAATTCATTAACCGGCACTTTATAGACAAGGTTCGCTTCATCATCAAATCGCTTGCCACTTAAAAGCTGAATATTCTGTCCCACTGTATCACCTCTACAATCCTAGTTTTTTAAATGTGTCGATTGTCTTCATGACATCTATTTTTTCTGTTGTGTTCATGTTCATTGTTTCGGCGATGCCTGTTGTTGCATCTGGAGCATCATCATGTTTGTTCTTTCCTTCTTTCTGATAAGTAGTCATCGCCTTATAGTAATCAGGAAATCTTGTTCTCCAGTCACTAGGCATTCGTACATATTGTTCAATCCAGTGACTATTGGAATAGATTCTCGCTTCTTTATTGGTGCTTTGAAAGAAGTCGGAAATAGCAGTTGCACATTTTCCTTTTACTTTCTCTCTTACAGAACGAGCAAAAGACCGACCGCCGTTGTTGCGCTCGATACGCGATGTATTCACTTTGAAGTTAATCAACTGATTTGCAACTGCACTCTCTGTGTATTCCATTGGCTGTTGGGTATAGATGACGTCTAAAACGTCCTGATAGCCATCTAGCGTTTCTCCCCAAACGATCGAACAAAGGTAGTCCTTACCAGTATCGGCAGTATCGCAATAATGCCAAATCTTCTTATAGGCGGATCTATTGCTATAAGTCTTGAACTCACCGTACAATCTCCCTTTAATGTCGATAGGCTCTTGTTGGTAGTTGGCGCTAGCGATGTCCGCACCCATCGTTTTAGCTTTACGCAGGTAATCCTCATAAGAAAGAACATCTTCGCAAAGCATCCGATCGTTTTTTTCATCATACGCTTGAAAGTTAATATGCTTAACCGTATACCCGCTAAGTGGCAATTCCTTTAACGCTCTACCTGCCAAATCATTGCTATGCCATCTAGTCATGTTAATAATGATTTTACCTTTGCTCTCAAGACGGGATAGCATAGTGTTTACAAACCATTCCCAGTGCTTATCCAAAACCGCAGCATTGTTAGCTTCATCCGCATTCTTGATAACGTCATCAATGATGATGATATCTGCACCAAAACCAGTAGCAGTACCTGTGGGCGATGTAGCCAAATAGTTATTGTATCCATCTTCCAAACTCCAAAGATTCATAGCTCCATCACCATATTTGATTCTCGCATCAAAAATATCGGAGTAGACTATCATATCTTTATCGGCTTTTACTTCTTGAATTGTATTTCTCACATTCTTAGAAAACACTGTTGATAGTGTTTCGTTATATGAGCCGGTCATGATTTTCTTGCTATGATCATTCCCTAATACCCATTCAACAAACCGTCCAAGTGTTAAGGACTTACCGTGTCTAGGTGGCATATTAAGCACAAGCACATCGTGTTCATTGTCATTAAGGAATGACTGAAACTCTCCGCATATAGAAACAAGGTAATCTCTGTCTAGCTTATAAAACGATGGCATAATCAAGTGGCAATAATCAAAGAAATATCGTTTTGCTAACTCAAGTTTGGCGCCTAAAGCAATTTTATCCATCCCGACTCGCCAACTTCCGCAATTCTTCTTCGGACAGATTAGCAAAAGGATTTTTCACCGTCATACTGCCAGATACCTCGGTTTCTTTTTTATCACGCCATTCCTCAGGCTTACGATTCTTCAACCAGAATATTTGAGCTGTAGTGTCTGGAGCTTGCTGTTTAGTGATAACTTTTGTCACTCTCATGCCGTCTTCGGTCAGCTCATGGGTAGTTTCTTTGAATTCGTATCCTAATGCTCGCTTAAGCAATGCATTCTCAACTTGCCTATCAACTACTTCTTTCCCTCTTTTTAAGGACTCCGATAACACCGAATATTTCTTTTTCCACTCATGAAGCGTTGACTCAGCAATATTCATGTTATGTGCTAATTGTTTATCGGTAAGGCCATCACGAGCCCAACCTTCAATTTTCAATAATCCTTCTTCAGTTAACCACTCAGTGTATTTTGCCATGACCTCACCTTCTTTCTAAAAGCCTTTTTTCTTAATGACTATTTCTAAATTCATGTGGTTTGCAAATTAGTAATTAGTCTGAATAACTTCGAATCCATCTCGCTCATAGCTTTTGACAGCCTCTTTTAAATTCGGCAGAGTCCTTGATACTAAAGTGAGGATCAATTCCGCTTTACCTTCTTCTTTGCTTTCTGTGATATCTACATTCGCATAACAGCCACCCCAAACTGGTTTTACATTAGTAGTAGTTTCTCCATTTATAGTCACTGGATTTTCTACCCATTTACGTCCGTTCTCAATTTCCAATGCTTTCTTATAAGCTTTTGATAGCTCTCTGCTTACATTAGTTTTTAACACCGCTTCATTAAAATTCTTCATGATAAATACCTCCCTATATTTTGTTGGATATATCCATCTTTCCAATAACCATGTCCACAATAAACAAGTTTGCACTTATCAATTTCTTTCGGTGTAGCTTCTCTAGTCATTTCAACGATAGAGTATTTCTTTTGGATCTGAACTGATTGGACGACTCTAACTAGATCACCTTCATTCGGCTGTGGATACCTATTAGATAGTGATACGTACCAGTAATTTCTCATTAGTCATTCTTCTCTTCAATCGCATTTAGATCATTGTAAATAGCGGTCGCTGTTTCTAATCCGACTCGCAATCTACGTTGAATGACCCAGACATTGAGCTCACCACCAACTTCTTCAAAGTCCTTCTTTAATCGTTTCATTTCCTCAAAATCTTTAGCAGTGTATTGTTTCATGAGTTCATTCCTCCTTAAGACAAAATAAAAAAGACCTCTCAACGAGCGATCTTATGTAACTACACAGAGAAGTGTGTTTGATTTTCTTATAAATGGGCAATAATGATTTCACTAGACATTAATGCTCGTTTTTTGTAAACTGTTTTTTACTATAGTCATTTACCTATACTAGCGGAAACTAGTATAGGCTTTTTTGATATAATTTGATTATTGGCCTCTGACGCATCTTGGATTAGCGTGTAATCTTTCTCCAAATTATTTGCCTTGTTTTCATAATTTCCTCCTAAGATATTGGTAGAAAGACTCTGTAACATCCAAGTTTATCTCATACATTCTAAGTGACAGACTTGTGTAAACAGTCCTCCCTAGACAATACACTTTGATCAAATGTTGTAAAAAAATGTAGCTTGTATTGCTTACGAGTCTTTACCTTGTCCCTTCTAATCATTCATCTGATTTAACTTTTTCATGACTTTTTATCCTTTCGCTGTATAATAGAGTAAAAAAGAGAGGTAAGTAAAATGCCTTACTATATGATCAAAAAGAAAAAGTTAAAAATATCGAATAATCGATTCGTCATTCACGAATGCACTTGCCATCGTATTAAACAAAAAGATGAAATCACTGCTATCGGGTATCATACAGAACATAATGATGCTCTTCTCTCTATTAGCTTAAAAAGACCCTCAGACGAATTTTTATTTTGTAGCTTTTGTTGCAAAACTCGAATTATAAGTAAATAGGCCCTACAATCTGCCAGATTTGATA